TCATCAAGAGAAACATTTCCAAAAGAAGAAACTAATTGCTGACCAGTTAATGAAAAAGTTAAACTTGCATCAATACTAAGTGAACCTACAGAAGAAGTTGCAGATTGACCTGTTAAACCAACTATTTGTCCAGGTATTTCTGTTAAAGTTCCTAAAGATGTTGTAGCTGATAAACCAGTTAAAGTTTCAGTTGCACTTTCAACTGAACCCCAACCATTTTCACCCCAGTTAAGTGTACCCCAACCAGGTTTTACTTCTATTAATTCTGTTAAACTTCCAACCGCAGTGCTTGCTGATTGACCTGTAAGAGTAACAACTGCATCAGAAAGATCTCCCCAATTACTATCTCCCCATGATTGAGCACCCCAACCAGTGGCTAAAACTGTAGCACCACCCCATTGAGATTGGTCCCAGGTTAATCGGCCCCATCCTGAGTCAACTGACACGTGGACCTCCTTATGCTATCTGAATGATTGCGTTTCCTGCTGTTTGTGCTGGAAATTGAATTGTAAAAGTTCCAGTTGTTACAGTCTTGTCTGCACCGAAGTTAATCGCACAAACCGCTTTATTAGAATTCGTTGAATTATAAATTAAGCATCCTCTTGCTGTGAATGATGCTGTTGATCCCCATGATGTACTTGCAAATAAACAACATGCAGTGTCACCAGATAAAACTGGAGTCGTGCTTGTTAAAGCATTTCCACCTGTTGTGTATCCTGTTGAAGTTGAACTTACTTCATATGTGTTTGTAGGATCAGCTGTACCATCAGCCGGTGCTGTGTACGCTGTAGTTGATTTACTTAAAGTTGCTGAGCTTGTATATAAAGCTAATTTAAATGCGTCTGTACCATTAGTAAAATTGTGACCTTCTACTAAAATTTCTTGTTTAAAACTATTACAAATTGCCGATGTTATTGCCATAATTTATCTCCTAATTACTGAGGCGGTGTTTGGATTGGAATCCTAATTGTACCATCCGTATAATCGTCTCGTCTTCTTCTTCCAATTTGCATTGCTGCAAACTTTTGTAGTTCGGTTTTATACTTTTGCTCATATAAAGTCAACATATCAGTTGGGCCTTTTAAAAAAGAATATGCCTCTACTAAACAAGCATATAAAAGGCCTTGAGGGAAATATTTACTTACATATGTCCCTGCAGTCTCTGTCTCCAAATTAGGTGGAATCTTATTCCAATGGATAATATAAAGATAATCTTTATCTGGTGTAGGTGCTAGATAAATGGCTCCTGAAGTAGTGGAAGTTGTGCCCGTAGCTCCTCCAAACATAGCATAATATTTAGGCAATCCTGTAACATCTTGGCCAGTTTGATTGCCAGTATCTCCAGTTAATTCACCTACATATTCTTGTATAAAAGTTTGATCTCTTCTCTCTAAATATTGACCTTGACCAGTGCTAGAAGTAGTTGAATCAAATACTTGAACAGCTCTTACAAATAAACATCCCGCAGGTACATTTATACTATTATAATCTGTTGCTAATTGAGCTTGAGATTGAACTCTATCTGAATCCATAGGAAGATCATATGCAATTCTATATTCTGCATTTTCAATAAATCTATTTAATATAGCAGAAGTAAACACATTAGCATCTACTTCAGTATAATTTTTAATATCTGTTTGTAAGTTTGATAAATTGTATCCTGCCATTATGCTTGTAAAGTTACCGGTCC